CTCCACACTTCTTTTTATTACTTGCTTCAATTCTCATTGCTGCTAGTCGCTTCGGCTGCTAGACCTCTTTTTATTGACCTCGTGATTTTGTCCCACCTTCGTGGAAGCCTTTTATATTATATTAATCTTTATGTACCACTTATTTGCATTTTTACTCTATTGTTGTTAAACATTTCATAAAATAACAACATATAAGCAAAGACATTCATTTCTTTTTCTATATTTTGCTTTGTCCCCCCCGCTGACTACGTAAGCTTACAACACCTTTTGCGCCCTTTCTGCATTTGGAACGTAAACCACTTTTTATGGACCTTCCTTTATTATTATTCTTTAACACCCCTTGTTCGTCTAGAGGAATTTAAACCTCGTTCGTTCATTCCGCATTATTCCGCTTTTATTAGCACGTTTTGATATATACACAGGTAACCCCCTATAGTGGTATTTAGCCAGTTTCATACCTGAGCTAATAGAATCTTTTGGATTTTCCGCACTAACCCCTTCCCGGGTGAACAACACAATTTAACTTAGCCTGTATCAGGCCGTATTCAACATTACTCACTCATATGGTACCGCAATCAACGGTACAACGCGCACGCCTTTCTGACCGCCGTGTACTCACTTTTGTGCTCCTATCTTTATTTAGTTGAATCAACGCCCTTTTAGCCAAAGTTTATTGTGCAATCTGCAACTACCCTTCGCTATTTCTTAGCAACCTCACTTTTTGTGTAAAAGTTTGTCCTACACCAGGGACCTTGAAAACACCATTCATGTACTGGGCCCGAGTGCCCACACAACATTTGTCGTTGACTCGATTGACGCGCCGCGTAGCTCTGCTCGTGCATACAATAGGAAAATTTACGGCACGATTATCCGTTACAACATTTTCGAAAAAGACTGCCCCCCATTATGAATCCCGACTTACAACAACAAACCCCCCAAACCCCCCAGCGCGACATCCGTGTCGCTGCTCCGTCCACCCCCTCTGCTGATCAATTCCAAAGTTGGAATCCATTTTCGGCTCCGACCGGCTCTGAATCTCCGCATATAGCTATGCGTCTTAGCTCTCAGCCTTCGTCCGATAACAGCATAAACGCTCCTCAGCCCACCATTTTTGATAAGCTTAAGAGCGTTCTTCCTGACGAAGACCATGGTAAGATCCGTCTTGCTTGGCGTCAGAACCTCGATCAATTTATTGGTCGATCCAAACTTGCTCGTGCAGTCAAGAATTATTGGCTCGATTGCGAGTCCAAGGCTATCAGCCTTGATGAGGCCTCGCTTAGTCTCCGTTATAAGCGAGACCGCAAGGAGTTCATCGATGTTTTCCTCGATGACTTCAAGAAGCTATACCTCGTTTCCGTCTATCCTAAATATGGTGGCGATGAGCCTCCGGCTTCCCAGTTTGCCTCTGATCGTTTTTATATGGTCAATGGCAAAGTCTACCAGGTTCCTCTTTATGAGAACCCAGACTCCACTCCGCCACTCCTCACCAAAAACGCTCCATCCATCAATGACCTCAGCGCTGTCCGTGCGGCCCTTCCCAGTTCCGTGGGCGCGCCCCTTTCCGCTCCCAATGGCGTTACGGTCCCCCCCACCGTACCACCCGTCAAAGTTGCAGTGACTGAATCCTGGGCTGATCGTTGGATCCCCAATTTTCTTCGCTCTAAACCTAACGTTAATGTTGGTGTTGATGATGACACTCGCAACTTGGTTGAGAAGTTTGCTGCTTCTGTTGAGACCTTGCCCGCTAAGCTCAAGGCTGAGGCTGACAATTTCATTACCCAGGTTAAGAGTAGCATGCTTTCCGCTGCTTTTCCTGGTGGCTTCAAGGACTTCATATGTATGTTTTCTGACGTACTTGTCCTTGCCCTCATTGATGACCCCATCGTTTGGGCCCTCATGCAACCTCGCATGATTCTCACCTACTCCATGCTAACAACTGCCGTTATTGACGGTATCGCATTCTTCGTGCAACAATTCAAGAAACGAATGATGCGTCCTGTTGAACAGCCTGAGGTTCCCATTGAGTCCCCTGAGGATGAGGAAGCCTCATGGATGTCTGTTACTGGGCTCTTTTCTGCTCTCCATTACTACACTGTTGGACAGCTACCCGAGTTCACTCCTAAGACCATCCTCGCTAGTTTGGTTGCTATGAATGCCGCCTTCACGCTCGCTCGTAACCTTGAGCATTTCGGTGAGTTCATTCTTCGTATGATTAAGGGTGCCATTGATGCTGTTTGGCTTTTTGTCACCGGAAAACCTTGGTTCGACCAACAGACCCGTTTGGCCATCGAGCGTATTGCCACCCTCACAGGTCGCATGAATGTCATCATGTCCACTGTGTCCCCTCAACGTCATCACATTGAGGAGGCCAGTCTCCTCATTGTTGACAACTCGACTGCCTTGGGGCTTGCCCTCGCTAATAAGGCTCCTGATGAGTTGGTCAAGAACTACAAGACCCTTACTGAGGTTTTCACGGTTTGGCTTTCTAACCAGGCTGGTTCAGCCAACTATCGTGATCCCCGTAATCAAACTGACATTGTCCATGTCTTTGGTGAGTCTGGTGTTGGCAAGTCTATTGTTCGCCGCCTTTTCAAGGCCGCCTACGCCACCGCCCTTGGTATTAGTGATGACATTGCTACCACCACTCTCACCTGGAATCCCAATAGGAATTTCCAGTCCAAGCCTCCAGCCAAGATTCGCTTCATTGATTCCGATGATGCCTTTCTTATTACTGACCCTATTGCTGAGGCCCAGATTCTTCGTCTCATCACTGAGCTTGGATCCACGCATCCCATCATGCTTGATCAACCTTTTGTTAAGAACATTGATTGGCTCGCCCCTGAGTTACTTTATATGACGGACAACAGGATCAATCCAGATTCCCTTCCGGTTCGTGATAAGCTTGCTGGTGCCCGCCGTATTGATGTTGGCATTTGGATCCAGACCGTCAAGAACCGTCAGTTTCTTATCCCTGGCACCACACATCTGGATGAGACTAAGATCCCAGTTGTTATGAATGCTACCACTCAGGCTCTTCTTGATGATGTCTTTGATTTTCGGAACCATCTTGGCATTCATTGCAACTTCACCCAGTTTGTTTCCTCAGCTGTCGCCGTTCACAAGCGCAAGCTCTCGAGCACCAACCATCTCAATGCTGTTGAGGCTTCAGTCCGCGCGCACTTCACCGTTGATCCCAACCAGAAGACTTTCCCAAAGCCCACTGGCTATAATCTCTCTGACCGTGCTCGTGCTATCACTGATTTTACTGACATCCCCGATGATCTTATTGTTGAGCAGACTTTCTCCAACACCATCGCTGGTCCTGAGGCCAAGCAGTTTTTCCACAATCCTGCTTGGTCTCCTGATAACAATGAGCTTTTTTATGAGCGCATTGTCAACTGGATGAACGTCCAACCTCACCAGTACCTCCTCGCAGGCACGCCACCCGTCCTTTCCATTTCTGGCACTCCCCAAGATGTCAAGGTTATGTGGGCCAACTTCCATATGCCTGCTATGAAGAGCCCTGAGAACATTAAGGTTCCACTCGCTCAGTTGACCATCCCACAGCTTGAGGCTATGAAGGGCAAGAAGTTCCACGTCTATAATGAATGTTGTAGGCATGAGAACTTCTGCTATGTGCATGGCTCTGATCCTTGTGATGCCTACTCCACTAAGGCAGTGGAGGTTGGTTATGCCGGTTTTTCTCATTGGGCTCTCACTAACCCTCGTTTGGAGACCTCGCACCGTGCTTACCATCGGATCCTGGCAGACTCTTTTGCCCCTAGCGAAGAAAGCTATGCCCTCGTCGCACTCAAGACATTCGGCACCGCTATCGCCACCGCTGCTGTAACCTACATTTTCACCATTCTCGTGAATAAGTTGTGGGCCACTTACCGCTTCAGTCAGCAGTCCGACCAGTCCCGTGGGGCCCAGTTCTCTCGCAAGGCTGGCCGCATCGTCGCCGCCACCTCTGTGGCAGGCATGACTCCTGCTCCCATTCAACAGGCTGATGCCTCAACTGTCCCTGAAACCAACACCCAATGGTTGGCCGACAAACTTTCTCAGAATGTCGTGCCCGTTGCCTTTTTCCAAGGGACCATCAAAGTTGAGTGCCATATGACAGGCATATCCATGAACGCTGCTTTCGTCGTTGGTCACGCCTGCAAGCTCCTCAACAAATCTCCCACTATTCTCATTGGTGGTTTACTTGGTATGAGTTACCCGCTTGTTCAGCGTCACAATGTCAATGATTTTACTGAGGATCCACTTTGTGTTCAGTATATTAAATGGACTGGTATTGACGGCGCCTGGGTGATTGTTCCCAAAAGCTTGCCAGCTTTTGTTGACTGTGTCAAGTACATGATCTCGGCTGTTGAGATTTCTCATCTCACCGACCTTGTCATCGCGTACCGTAACCATGAGCTCCGTATGTTTGAGGATAAGCCGGTTAAGGAGGTTCAACCTCCTCTTATCGAGTACCCCCTCGGTGACGCTCAGGACATCATTCACTATGATGCCCCCTCTGGTGCTTATCTCGGGCTCTTTGTCCTTTGTCCTAACATCACTCCCAAGAAGTCGTGCTCCCTTCCCGTCTATACCCGCAACTCTAAGGTTGGACGTGGTCATGAGCGTCTTGTTGGTTTCCACACCGGTTGGGACAAGGTAACTCGCTGTTCCATGGTGGCGTTCTGCACCCGTGAGTCAGCAACCCGTTTTCTGATGTCCCTTCCGGATGGCGTCCTTTCCGGCGTCATTGGTCAGTCCCACACCACCTTCCTTCCCCCCACGAAGGTGATCCATGACAATATTGTCACTTATGGTCAAGTTCCTAAGGAGTTTACGGCTTATCAGAACACCCATAACTCCATCATTAAGAGCCCCCTCTATGATGATCTTACCGGTCTTGTTCTTCGTGACCCTGTGACCAACCAACCCGTGGTTGTACCCCCGCCCGGAGTTGCCCCCTCACCTATTTGGGATACCAAGACCCCCTTCACAAAGGTTCAAACTGTTAACTTTGTGCCTGAATCTGATGTGTTTCACATCTTCCAACAGTCCATCCGTGAGCAAGAGGATGACATTGTTCGCTTTGCTGATCCGAAGTTCTTTGCCCCTCAGGATGCGCTTTTTACTCTTGACCAATGCATGAATGGTATCCCAGAGTGGGGCGTCCCCCCCATGGATCCTAAGAAGAGCGCTGGTTTCTCCATGACCGAGCATGTTCACAATGGTCGGTACCACTATGCCGATTGGGTTGATGGCAAGGGCACTCTCAAGCCAAAGTACATTCCCATCTTCTATAAGATCCAGAAGATGTACCTTGAGGGCGTGGAAATCACCCCACTGGTGGTTGCCAACCTCAAAGAGGAGCTTCGTGCTTTGTTGCAGGATGGCAAGCCTAAGGCCTCTCGGGTCGTCACCGCTTATGACTTCCTCACTACTCTTGCCACTCGCTCTTTCACTATGCACCTCCCTGGTGCTCTTATGAGTGGCCGCCATCGCAACGGCTGTTCGTTCGGCTCAGATATGAATGCGAATGACGGTCGTGTGATGTATGCCGCTGAGCAGAAGCTCCCCAAGCGCGTTAATGTTGACGCCATTAAGTTTGATGCTCACCTCAATTCCACTATTTCTGGTGAAAGCGAGGGTGTGACTTCACGCTTGATCAACCGCAAGTTCCCCTTCGTTTCCCTGGGAGCGGGGCTTGCGGTCGCTCGCCAACAACGCATCGTCTTCGTTATTGTTGGTGATACTGTTTACTATTCATTTAATGGTGGACAGTCTGGTTTCTCGTTGACCACTTGGACCAACTGTGTGATCACCGGTGCCATTGTGCGCACCGCTTGGCACCTCACCAAGCCCCTATCTGGCTCTCGTTTCCAAGACCACCAGTTTTCTAAGATCTTTGGTGATGATGTCGATGTTTATACAGACAACGACAATTTCACCAACAACCTCTTGGCTTTGGTTGGTGAGAGACTCGGCATTAAGTACACCGATATGCTCAAGCGGGAGGGTGCGGCTCTCCCCCGCCACACCGATCCCACGGTTGCGGCGCATTTGCATCGGCGGCTCTATGCTGATGCTAATGGCTATGTCCACGCCCCCCTTGATCTTGACGTGGCTTGTCACATCCATGCCTTCATCCACGCTAAGGACGCTGATATCCGCGCTGCTGTCCATCAAAACGCTGAACAGTCTATGCGTGCCTTCTTCGATTGGGGCCCTGACAATTTCAAGGTTGTCCAGGATGCTCTCAACCTTGGCCTTTCGTCTCGTGGCTTTCGCACTTCTTCTCTCACTTATGAGAAGCTCTACCGGACTTGGTTCAACAACAACATCGGATCTCATGCCCTCCATGTCACTGATGATCAAGAAGTTGTTGGCCCCATCCTTGAGATTCCTGAGACTGTTTGGGGCAAGGACCAGCTTCGTGCCTTTGGAAAGACTTTCGAGGTCACCGAGCAAGCCGAAACCTCTAGTGTCAGCCCCCTTCTTGACACTGTGTCCACTATGCAGGTCAATGACAAGGTTATTGCCCAAGTCAGCGCAGTTTCTGGCGTTCGCTCTGTTGCTGGCCTTTCCTCTCATGTTGATGCTGTTGGTTTGGCTCGTACCATGCTGACTGGTGCTGGCAAAGAGGGTATGATGACCCCTTTTCAACACACCCCTGATCAAGGACTTCAAGACCTCCTTCGTAAGGAGTGGCCCCTTGGTGATCAAGATTGGCCCGCTGCTACTGCTGAGGGCGTTCTCACATCTTGGTATTGGCCTGACGACCTTTTCAACATTCCTTATATTGTTGGCAAGCTTTTCGGCCGTACTTATGGCCGTTTTACTGTTGCACTCACCCTTCGTGTGAACACCAATCCCACTATTGGTGGTCGAGCTGGTTTGCTCTTCAACCCGTACTTCTCCAAGCAATGGACTACTGATATCCACATGTTGCGCAACATGAAGTTCATGACACTTTCTGCGGCTTCGGGTTCTGCCGTGACTATGGAGTTGCCTTGGAGTTCCGGTCAACCTTGGTACGATATGTTGAGTTTTGCTCCATATGGTGCCATTGGTGAGTCCGTGATCTTCGTCGACACTCCGTTGGTTTTCGCCACCGCTACACCCCCCACTGCCATCTCTATTGGCATGTTCATTAGTGTAACTATGGTTCAGACTGACGGCCCCACTGACCAGGTCATTGCCCTCACCCCTCTTCCTAAGGGTTGCAGCACCCTTGCCGCCATGGCACACCAACGCTTTCGCGAGGGCAAAAGATGTGTCAAAGAATGGTGCGACGTCCGAAAGACGTTTGTGCCACTTGGCAAAGCTATTCGCCGCGTTTACATGGTCGAGGAGCAATCCCAAGTCAGTTCCACTGAGCAGGAGGCTGCCCAAAAAGCCTCCTCGAACTCAGTGGTGGGTGGTGGTGCTGGTGAGACCATTTCCACCATCATCTCTAGCGTCGAGTCGCTTGCGTCGCTCGCCGCCATGCTCGACAAGCCCACTGAGGTTGCTGCCACTCAGCCAGTTCGCCCAACTCTTGTTCCTAACATGACTAGGTCCTCTGGTCTTAATGAGGGCCACTATTTGGCGACCAAGCCCAATGCTGATGTTAGCAATCGCAATCCGCTTCTTGGTGAGCCCCTCCCCCAACCCACATGGGGCGAGATCCTCAAGATACCTGGCCGTGTCGCTCGATTCTCCTTTTCTAATGGGGCGAACCTTCCAGCCAGCAATATCACTAGTGTCCCGGTTTTTGCCACCATGGGTTTTCCCATCCCTACAGACCCTGACTTTTATGTGATGACTCCTCTTGGCCATTTCGCTATGATGCATCAGCGTTACCAAGGTGACCCTCTCATTGGCCTTTATGCTTCTATGCCCCCCTTGGCTAAGTGCAGCATTCGCATTTCCTGGGTTGCCTTCATCCCGCCGGCTACTCCTGTCAGCCTCAACGCTGTTGGTTTTATCAACAGTACTGTGGTTGATCTCACTGGTGAGTGGAAGTTCCTTAAGCGTTACCCCACGTTCAATCCTTCTGTTGCTATCAATGTCATCGCTCCTAATGCTGTTGTCAACCAAACTAACGTTATGGGTTATCTCGTTGTTGATCTCGTGTCTCCCATCACTGGTGGCGCTGTTACTGACGCCACCACTATTGTTATCGACATGTACCTCGCTGCTGCCCCTGGCTTTCAACTCTCTGGTCCTACTGAGTATCCGCCTAATTGGAGCGTCGTTGATACTACCGATCCTCCGGAGGCCGCCCGCCAGGTGGCCCTTCGTGCATCTCGCAAGACCGATTCTCATTCGGCCATGCGAATCTTCGAGGCCCTTAGAGCCAAGAAGGTTAAGACTGACGTCGAACAGCAAGCGTCTGTCCGTGACGACTTTGGTGGTAAGATTGAGAAGTTCTGCGACTTCAAGTCCAATATTGCTATCGGTTGTCTCAGCACTGATGTGACTTCCGGTCCTGTCGAGCTCGCTAAGCGCATGGTAAGCCTTGTCTCGTTCCCAACTCTCCCTATCCAGTTTGAGAACAAGATTAATGGCGCCCTTCCTTTCTGGGACATTGCGCTGTGCTTTCTTGGCTATAGCGGTTCTATTGCATGGACCGTCCTCCCCAACGTGGCCAACCCAACCTACACTCTCCGTGCTGAGAAGGTTCGGCCTAACGTCACCGCGTCCAATTGGGACACCCTTCGTTCCATGGTCACTCAGGACTTTGCCCGCTACCCCGCGATGGAGTTTTCTGTGCCCTTTGAGAACAATGTCCCCATGATTGAGACCAATTACTATCATGACGCGGATTCCCAGATGTCCGAGATTTATCTTTCCGACGTTTATGGCGCAACACCTACCGTGCGCCTTTTTCAAGCTGCTGGAGATGATTTCTCTCTCTACCACTTTGTGTGTGCCCCTTATTGGAAGTACACAGCCCCCCCCCCCTCCGACAAATCCGACAAGTTCAAGTGGACCCAGAAACAAACTATCTGGGGCCTAACTACAGTCCCCTCCGGCCCTAAAGACCTTAAAACCTATATGGGCGAGAAGGGTCTCTTGAACCCCGCCATTGGTCGTGAGCTCAACCATCTTAAGAAAGAGATGGTCACTCAAGGCACTGCCCTTGAGCTCATTAAGAAGAGGTTCGCCAAAAAGAACGACTTCCGTATGTATGCTCGCGACATTGATGACGATCCTGCGTCTGTCCCCCTCCACCATGTTTCTGAACAAGAGCGCATCTCTATTCAGATGGCCATTGCCCGGTTTTCTCCCTTCCTTATTGAAAACGAGTACTACCTTCGTGACATGGATGGTCGCCCCGTCCTCATCGACATGCTCGATGGTCCTGACGAGTACCACTACTTCAGGATCTCTGACCCCAACCTCGCCGCCCTTGTTCCCCAGAACGGTAAGGCCAACCAGAGGGCCACACCTTTGTGACTTCTGGAGGGACAGAATCCCCTCGGCACTCCACTTCCCATTAGGGTCGTGGAGGGCCCCCCTAAATATCAATATGTAGTTTATCTTTATTTTATGCTCCTAATTTACTGTGGCCGCAAGGTCAACTTTAACGTGCCACTGGCTCCGCAAGGACTTACCAGTGGGTGTGAGCAACAAAAACAGTCTAACATGATTCGCTCTGTTGGCTGTACCAAAAACAATTTCTATTTTGGAACGCATTTTTTGTGTGGCGTTCCAGCCCCATTTTATTTTTACTCTTTCCCGATTTCGGGTTGAGCTCTTTTTGG